CTGGAACGAAGAGAGGAACTGTCAAGAAACATCTCGTTTGCAAGCATGTTCATGTTGAAGCCGAGATAGTGAGTATTGTACGCTAGAATATCTAAAAGAATACTTAGACCAGAGCCTTCAAAGTTGTAATCTGTAAACTCATCTTGAGCCTCAAGAAAAGTTTTAAGATTGCTCTTTACATCATCAAAGTCAAATTCTGAAACAATTAATCTTTTATCATTTGTTGCCATTATCGTAATCTCTCTAAAAACACATCTACCTCTACAAGCTCTGTGGGTGCATTAAGAATAAAAAATGTAATTGTCAATTCATAAATGTTTCGGTCTAAGTCTGGCCTTGCGTTGACACTCATCAGTCGAACTCTTGGCTCAAAATTCTCTATGATATCCTCAACTCTTTTCGTCAGCATTATGGCCACAAACGGCGTCATATTTTCAAACAACATGTCTCTCACACCAGAACCTAACTCTGGATGAAAGGGCCTCTCAAACACGTTAGTCAAGACCAAGTTTCTAACAGCACGTTTGATATTCTCTACATCTGTTAGTATATTTACATCACCGCTAACAGGCTTTCTGCCGAAAAAAAGGTCGAGGTCACGATACTGACGCACGTTGCGTGATATATCATTATTGCGTTGAGCGTCTGTAAATCCTGACATGATTACTCCTTCATTTATTTATAACGACAGATTTTATTTTATAATCGTAAAATCTTTCACAGGTCTGTATTCGTGATTGTCGCTATGAGCAATCTGAACCTCTGCTATCACTGCATCAATCTCCTCATGCCAATAGTTTAAAAATTTATGCACTCTTGGGTATTCTGGAACTATGTCTTTTGTCTGCCAAGTAAATTGTTGCAGAATGTTGTTGTAATCAGGTAACCAATATAATACGTTCAGTGTAACTAGTTTTTTTATTATCATTATTATTACTTTCGTTAAACTGGAACAGCATATGTTTTTTCTATTCCTTTATAGATTTCATCATATATCAAAACTACACCCGGCGTATCTTTTTCAAGAGCTTCTACAAGACTTTCGATATCTGTCGCAGTGATACCTTCATCACGGCTGGAAAGGCGAGACGGGCCACCCCTTCGTTCAAGGTCTTGCCTTCTTTCTTCTTGTTCTAACTCGTTTTTAATCAAATTATTAGCCCGTGTTGATGACCTAAAAAATGACTTCCATACTCCAACACCTAGTTTTCCTATTGAGTGTTCTTTACCAGCAAAAGACAAATTATTACGTGTAAAAGTTGCGCCGGATGGAAGTGTAGCTGATATATTAAATGACTTAGAGTCGTCTCTCACAAGTTTTTCAGTGCCACTTGCTAGTATATTATCTGGTTCTTGCTTACGACTTTTTGCTACCAAATGTGCCGCTCTGTTGAATGCTTTTTTGACAGTGTTCTCTGCCGCCGCTACTCTATTTTGAAATCCTTTCAACTTAGTTATAAACTCATCAGGACTCAATAATGAATCTTTTGGCGGTAAATTTGAAGTTGTGGCAGTAGCATTAGAGGCTTTTTGAACCTGTGGTGTTGGCGCACTGCCGTCTTTTCCTAGTTTAGCTCTTATTATAGCATCTTGTTTAGCATACTCTTTTTTTGCTGCGTTAGATACATTTCCACTTTCAGAAGCCAAATCTGTTTTTGGTAGGTTCTCTTTTATTGCGGCAGCACCGGCTGCGGCATCGGCAGCAAGTGCAGCGTTGGAAGTATTAATTTGGGCAGAGGGAGTTGAGAGTGAAGATGGTGGTTCAGCTAAAAGTTTGCCGTCTTCATCCAAACGCTCTGGGTCTGTATCTGGCATGCCAGAGTCTTCTGGTTTTAAGGTTGGAATGCCGTTTGGTCCAATCACAAAGTTAGGAATACCACCACCACACAAATCAATGCCACCAGAAAATGCGGCTGTTGCGTCACTTACAAGACCGTCCAAAGAGAAACCAGCTTGAGAAAGAGCGTCACCAAATTGAGAACTAATGTTTGCCAAGGCTCCTAAACTCGCAGCACTGCCAGCGGGTAGTGCGACCAAACCTTGTATCTGTGATATTAGACTAATGTCAGGAATATCCGGTAACTCTGGAATCAATCCTTTAATATCTGCTTCAAGAACACTTAGTGATGCTGTTAGTTCACTTTTCAGAGCATCAATCTCACCTTCTAGTTGGCCTTGAAGCGAGTCTTTGATACTAGCAAATTGTCCAGCGAGTTTATTGAACTGTTCACTTGCTCCACATAAATTTGGTGTAGTGAAATCAACCATTCATTTCTCCTACGGTAATGTTGGCGTTGTTGGATCAGTGCAATCATTATCGCTTGTTCTAACTGGGTCACTGGGACAAGAAAAGTTAACACCAGTTTTGTGTCTTGCATAATCATCTGCGCCAATCATAATTCGTCTGTCTCCATCATGATCAAATTCATTCAATGCTTTATATTTAACTCTGTATGTTGAGTCAAATGTTTCATTAGCAGCCCCAACTGCTTGCAACTTATATGTGCTGCCAGATTTAATTTTCATCTCCGCTGATGACCGAATGTTCACATTACTGCCAGCGCCAATCGCAACAATACCTGTTGTTGTTTTAAGTGACATATTATTTTTAGCATTTACCAATATATCAGCCAAAGATATCTGTGTAAGATTTTTTGTAACATTTAGATCATAAGTCCCGCCAACTATTCTGGTTTCATTACCACCGATTGTAATATCAAAATCTCTTGCTCCATCCTCTGCACTGCCAACTCTGCCCTTGACAGCTTGTCTTACATCAAATGCATGACTTCCTACAATCTCTTCTTCACGATTTCCCCCACCTGCTTTCTCTCCTCTTACACCAACTCTTGTTCTTTGGTTCTTGTGAATCTTGGTATATGAATCACCTTCAATCTCTAGAACATAATCACCTTTGATAAGTTCATTTTTGTTGCCATTCACAGTTACGTTGAGGTCACCCTCTATTAGTATACTTTTGTCTTTGATTACAATCTCGTAACTTTCACCAACAACTTTTACAACCTTATCTCCTGTGGGATGTATCTCTGTAAATGTTCCAGTGATATGTTGTTGTAACAACCTTTCACCGCCTGGTGTATCATCTATCTCATGGATATGACCACACTCACTTTCATGCACATGATTGAAAGGGTAAAAGGTCGGAGCATTTGATTTTGGGTCCGGTTCATTCCATGTTTTTCTTACATCTTCTGTGACACCAGGCTGGACACCGGCTGCAAAAAATGGTTTTGTTGAAAGAGGAACATCAGTCTGTTTCATTCCTCTTCTTTTAACAAGTGATGGGTGTGTTTCACCGATTGAACCACGAACTAATCTATTTGTGTCTGGCTCATTTACTGTTTTAGGATACACTCCATTTGGGTCATAAAACCCAAAATCAGGGTCAGCTATTTCAACAGGTTGGCCAGGTATTGAACCAATCACCATCGGTTGTTGCATAGTTGCAGCGTCTAAGAAAAACCCAATGACATGAGTTCCCTCAACCAGAAATGAAGGTGTGTTTCCCATTCCGGCCATAGAGGGAGTGTCCGTTGGAGCCATCACTTGTGCCCACGGTAAATCTTCTGTTGGAAGAGAGTTTAAATCATCTGTATGTAAGCCAATACACCTAACACGGACTCGTCCAGCTTTTTCGGGGTCTTCTCTGTCTTCGACAACCCCGGCAAACCAGAGGAATCCGTCCATTCCCATAAAATCTTGTGTCATTCTAACCCTCAAAATAAATTCATAATTATTTATAAGGGTTAGTGTAAGTCAGGGTCACGTCCTAATCTAGAAGACGAATATGCATTGTACTTTTCTAATCTTGCAGTTCTACCCTGTGCATTCAACATCTCAACCACTGTTGTGGCATCATCAAAAGACAAACCTTCTTCCAAGATTTGTTCCTCGATTACTCGATATCTAATCATGGTTTTATATTTAGGTGATTACTTCCTCAAGAGTTATAAATTCTGTCTTACCTCTTGTAGATTCTAGCTCTAGATATATCGAATTCATGTCTTTTTCTTTGACATTTCGATAATCTTTAGCTTTTTTAGACCAATAATAGAAGCCACCATCCATAAACTTCACATCTTCATACTTATCAGAGAAGATTCCGACAACTTTAGACGTAAAAATCACATCACAGTAGTCTTTGAACTTAACATTTTCACCAATCATAGCAAATTCCTCACATTTCAACAATTTTAAAGTTCATACTGATGACGATTCTCAAACCGTCACTACAATTTTTCGTCACAAAGTGTTCCATAGTGCTATCAAACAGTAAAAAACCACCATCTTTTGATTTTATCACCTTATTAGCAACAATGTATGGGTTTGGTTTGTAACGAAAAACAAAATCACCACTATTTTCTGGGACTTGAACCCAGAATGCTGCGCTTACATGCGGACCTCTTGAGTAGTTATCATGACTTTCATGGCTGTGTAGGTTTGTCATCTCACCATTTTTATGCACCACAGCCCAAAATGCTTCATTAGGGTCGTTCTCATAATATAACTCTATATTTTTGTCAGCAACCCCAAACTGTTCGTATACTTTTTGTCTCCACTCTCTTTGTAAAGCTTCGGTAAGTTTCTTAACGTCATCGTTATAGACAATACGAATGTCTTCGTTCCGAATACTAGACTCATCTTCGTCCATATTATTACCAGCAAGATAATTTCGTAGAACCATCTTACCAATAGACTTCCTGTCTATGTCTGGCAACTCACCAATAATATAATCAACAGAATAAAGTGTTTCAGTTTCAGCCATTTATTTGCTTTCTAAGAATTTAATTTTGGATTGGTTCATAGTTCAAATACGTCATCAAAAAATATTTTGCGTAGCCAGGAGCAAGTGGTGGATTGCCTCTATGCAGATACATCCACATGGGTGGGAACATTAGAATGCTACCTTTCTTTGGTTTGATTGAGTCACCAAAATGAGGAAACACTGTTTCACCACCACCAAAATCATCATTCAAGTAAACCATTAGAATAAGCATTCTCTTGCCACCAGCATGAGACGTTACATCAACATGGTCACCAAACTGTTCTGCCTCTTTGCCACCATTACTGACAAGGAAACGCTTCATACGAAACTCTTCCCACATGATATTACTAGGCCACTGATAGTCCTGTATCATTGTATCTTCACGATATTTTTCCACAATGTCCATAAACTTTTTCATTGCGAGTTTGTTCAAATGGTCGAACCTGTCAAACCCCATAGGGTTCATTCTCTGGCAGTTACAGTTACCACAAATCTGATGACCGTCAGGACGAACAGGGCCAGTGCAGATGCTTGTTCTCTTTACCTCTTCAGCATCCTTCTCCATAGTCTCTTCAAACGATGCAACGTAAGCATCACACATCTCATCGTCCAAGAAGTTAGGATAGAGTCTTGTGTAGAAGTTTAAGCCTTGGGCCACAACAATTGCTCCTTGGTCATCTTCTTTGTGTTTGGATCATACGCAACAACTTTTCTATCAGAGAAGTCCGTCCCTTCATTTACAACACTCAAGTCCATATAGTTTAGATGTGTCATTACAAAATATTTGGCACCTCTTTTAGAGGGGCTACGAGGGGGGTTACCTCTATGAATGTAGTTCCATGTTGGGGGAAAGATAAACAACCTACCTTGCTTTGGTTTTACTCCAACATCAAACAATGGAAAGTAAGTTTCTCCATCTTCAAAGTCATCATTCAGATAAACCATCAGACAGAGAAACCTTTTTGCATGTGCATGAGAATAAACATCAACATGATTCGCTAGTCCATGATTTTGCTCCTCATTCACCTTGAACCTTTTGATACGCAGCTCTTCCCAACCAATCATTTTCGGCCACTGAACTGATTTTATCTGACAGTCTTTGACATACCTCTCTACGGCCTCCTGCCACTTATGTATCA